CCATTGCAACTGCACAAATCCAACCGATAAAAGGTCGCCAACCAGCCACGAAAACAGATCGATGCTGTGCTTCTGCTTTATTGACTTCAATTTGTGCATGATTCGCTTTTTGTATTTCAAGTTGTATTTCGTGTTCTAGTTTTGTTTTTAAATCTTTATCAGCAACGAACTTATCTAAAATCTTAGACACAGGGTTTATAAGTTCTTTAATCATTATTAATGTATTGTCGTTTCTTCATGCGATAACAGCTCTGAATCTTCATTGATAACATCTGCAAGAAAACACAAAACGAGTTCTTTTGCGTGTTCCAAGTCTCTCGCTTTTATGCCTTGAGCTGTATAGACCATGTCGTCTTCTAAGAACTCAAGATCAAAATATGAAAATTTATCCGTTTCCTGAGCCATTGAAGAGTCCTTGCGCTTGAGCTTTTGCGATCTGTCTGATCGTTTCTCGATCACGCTCCATGAGTGCGTTGATTTCTGCGACATTAACTTGAGCGCCATATTTAGCGTTCAGCTCAGCGGCTTTCAATCGAATGTCTGCTTCAGACTCATCACGTTTGAAGTCATCGTCCATGATGATTTTGAGTCGATCATTTTCTGCGTCAATAACTGCTTTCTCAGCTTGCACATTTGCTTTGTGAATCTCTGCTTGTGCCAACATCTCAGCTGGATCAGGCTTTTTCTCTTCTTGTTGTGGTGGCATCGGTGGTATATCAGTGTTAATAAATGCGTTTACATCTTTGAAGCCCGCCATTTCTATAACTTTTGCTAACGTGTTTGCGTATTGATTCATTGTGACCATTGGATTATTGGGCCCAAGCATTTTTAAGATCTCTTCTTGTTTTCCAGCGACCATGCCTAAGACTTGCATCTTCTCTTCGTCACTGCTTTTGCTGATCGCTACATTTACAACTAGATCTTTGTCCAGCTCCCAATATCTGGGGTCCACTGCAACAAAATCATTGTTTAATCTGACAATCTCTTCTTTATCAGCGTATTTGATGATCAAATTGTTGACGAGCTTGAAAAGCGTTTTCATGCCACCTTCTGCGAAGTGACGACAGATTAGCTCGACCCTGCCTTGCGCGCCTGACATTGTTGCTGAGACTGCTGCTTTTGTTGAAGATTGCAACGCGTCAGCATTTAGACCTGCGCTTGCTTTAGAAACGCCCGTACGGTTCTCGCGGGCATCATCCAGATAGGAGAGAACAGGAAATGCCTCTTTCCCGACGAAGGGTATCGAGAAGGGTTGAACCATGCCGGGCGCTCTCATGCGAATGGGTTGACCGATGTCGGTGTTCAAAACATCGTCAATGTTTACCTGGCCCTCTACCACCCCCATGCGGGGGAATATCGAATGACCGAGAGAGTCAAGTGTGTCGCGCATGATTTGTGATTTTGCAGTTTGTATTGGAATTAAATAATCTGAGACACAGCTTCCGATCGCTGTGTGAGGCTCAGGATCCATCGAGAACATAACGATAGGAAGTTCGTCCCATTGATCGTAGTTGACGATGTTTAAGCCATTGCCGACTGTGCAGACTCGAACACGCTCTGCGATTCCGTCTTTGTCTAAGTCGTAGTTGACGTAATGTTCGATGTATAAAACTTTTTTATCATACGCATTGTCAGCGTCAGGATACATTGAGCTATCAAGTGGGCTTCTTGCTTCTTCTTCTTCGTATGTTTCTGCGTCAAAAGTTGAGCCTGAGCCTGCGTATTCTTTCATCTCATCTTCATCGTAGCCCATTGCAACGAGATCGCTCACTGACTTGATCATACGATGTGCAACATAAGCTGATGTCTCTAAATCTCTTGCATTGCGAGCAATCAGCACTTCTTCAGGCGGAACACTTTCAATGCACACTTTGTTTTTTGCTGTCACTCTGCGAACAGTCAAGTCATACGACACAGGTGTTTCTTGCGTCATTTCTTCGCCTGTCATTTCGTCAACAATCGTCATGCTTTGCATGTTTGCTGACTCTTCAACGATCTCGACATCTTCATCGAGCAATAGAGCCGTGTAAGCGTCTTGAGACAAATCAGAGAAATGATGCGTTGTCGCTTTGATGCTGTCATCGTAATACGCTTTGACGAAGCCGGTCTTACGGACAAGCGCATCTTTAAACGCATCGTAGAGTACGCTGAAGCCATTGCTTCTTTCAATCGTGTAATTGACAAAATCTGTTTGCTGTTTTGCCAACTCAATATCATTTGCATCATGCGGTATAAATTCGACTACTTTTTTTGTGCCGAAAAATGTTCGCATGATTGAAGGCATCAAAAATAAAACACTGTCTCGCAAATCTGTCGAGACAAATTCTGATTGCAAAGACGATGTTGCGTTGGGTTTTTTGCCCAAATAATAATTTGTTGCTTCAGCGCGTTCTTCGCCAATCTGATCGATGAAATCAGACGCATCATCAAGCTCTACTTTTAGAACGCTTTGTAGATCTTCAATGTCTGTTTCTTCTATAGAATTTACTTCATCACTTACAACTTCTATCTCTGCTTCTTCTAATAGACGTTCGTTATCTGTATATGCCATGTATGTTTATCCCACTCGTATAATTTTTGATTTTATAGGCTTTTTCCAGTTGTAACCCATTTGGTTAAAATTGCTAGAAAAGCTGGCGGCAGAACTAGCCATGGTTAATGCAAGTGCGTCTGCTTTGTCAGGAGATTTGACTCCTCTCTTGCGCATCGATTCCTTGGCTTCTATCTTTATCTTGCCTGTGCTTGTGTAAGTATAAGACGGACTGACTAATTCTGCAATCAGCTCGTCATCATTGGGCAAGCGGCAATCGCGAGCAGAGAGCCAATCTTTGATTTTGAACCATAATTCTGCGCGTAGATTCAAATAATTTTTCTTGCTTGCAGGCGATTCTGCGACATTAATGCCACGCACAGGTAGATCTTGTTCAGCTAATCGATCCACGACACCGCTTCCGACACCGATGACATCAACTAAAATCTCTTGCGGTCGATTCATTGCAGTTGCATCGTCATAAAGATTTTTAATTGCGCCACAAAGTTGCATGAGATCCATTGATTTGAATGTTTTTATTTCAAATACTGTGTTTCCTTGTCTTACGCAAAGCGCTGAATTGTCAGCTCCGAAACGAGCGACATCGAGTCCCCATATAATTGGCTCACTTGCTGTCAACGTGACTTCTCTATCGACTGCTGATCTTGCTAATTCGATCGGAATAACAGTGTCATCGTCAGCGCTAGGAAATTGACCCAGCACTTCGACTCTTGCGACTGTTGAATCAGCTCCGTATTGTTCGAGCATAGTGTTAAAAAGTTTTTGATCTGTGCCTTCAACGTCACGCGAGTCGATTTGTTCTGTTTGCCAGAAAGATCTGTTTGCATGAAACGAATCATAGAAAGGACCTGTGTTTCTTCGTGGATTCGAAAACGCGAACCAAAAACGATTTTTCGTTGGCTCTGTAAAAAAGCCTTCACTAACTGAATAAATTTGGTGGGGTATGCCCGATGCTTCATCGCATACTAAAGTGACTCCGTGCGAGCTGTGAATTCCTGCAAATGCGTCGGGGTTTTCTTCGCTCCAGAGGCTTGCTTGCGCGTAGTAGTAGCCACAATCGATGCTTAAATCTCTGACGAGCAGTTCTTCGAACCATGCTTGAGGCTTTAACGCTGTCGCTGTTTTGTGAAACCAATGTCCGTTTATGGCTAAGCTGACCCATTTTCCGAGTTCTGCCCATGTTCTTGTTCTGAGCTGTGCTTCTGTGTTTGCTGTGACGATGACAGTTGAGCCGAGTCGAGTTGATAGCATGAACAGAATGATCCACGCTACGAGTGCTGATTTGCCGATGCCACGACCTGAAGCGACTGCGAGACGATACATCTCAGGCAAATCAATCACTTCATTGCGTTGTATATGCGTTGCAATGTCTCGTAAAATTTTTTCTTGCCACTTACGCGGACCTGTGAAGTCTTCGAGAGGGGTGTTTTTTTGCCCCCATGGGAAAACGTAGCGTACAAAATTCAACGGATCATCTTTGATCGTAAGCGACCAGAGCTGTGTCATGAGTTGTTCTTCTTGTTCTGCTGAGTATTTCATATCAAAAAAAATTACAAAAAATTAGTTACACGTCTGCAAAAACAACGCACCCGCGTTGCGTCCGATGGGGGGTGTCCGCACCTCATTTCCTCTATGGTTTTTCATCATCTTCTGATGTCAGTTTCTTAGAGAGAAGTTGACTATCGCTTTGTCCATTGATGTTGCGAGCTGTTTCAATCTTGCGAGTCGAAGTAGGTTCTAAATCAATGATGCGTTTTTGTGCGTTCTGCAAAACTTTATTCAAACTGATCTGATGCTCGACTGTCTCATGAACTCTGTCTTTCCAGTTGTCGGCGTCTCGGTTTTTTAAGAAAAACACCTGAGCAGTCACGTTAGGGTCTTTGCCAGCTCGACCTGTCGCAGAATCGAAGAGAGCAGAAGCGACCTCGTCAATGGCTTTTGTCTTGCCTCTCTTTAAAGCAGTGTCAAATTTCGCAGAATCGCGTTTTCTTCTAGCGATAGTGGAGAGTGAAACCCCAAAGGATTCAGCGATCTTAGACTCTGAGATTCCTAAGCCAGCCATTCTCGCCACTTCTTTTAATTCATCGTCATTAAATTTTATTCGCTTCCTTCCAGCGCCTTTTGGGTTCTTTTCAGTCTTCTTTGCCATTTAATTACTCACAAACCTTACAAGCATCGTTTGAATCATCGACTAATTCTCCTGTTTTAAGAGTCTCTTGTATTCGATACGCTAACTCTTTACCAACGAAGCCACGATGACTCCAGTATTTTGCAACAGTCTCAACGCTTATGGTTTCATTGTCTATTATACGTTTGTTATTTGTAAAATTAATGTTGTTCGCTTTCTCTCTGTCTTCAGCATCGTAATCTTTTCTGTACTGATTATTTATAGATGAAACAGCCTCTAATAAAGAAAGATTGTTGTTTGAGAATTCTATAAAAGCATTTATGTCTTTAGGAAAACACGCACCACCGAAACCTCTTCTTCGATTATTGTCTGCAACTTTTGTATGCGATGTATCAATTCTGTCGTCTGCTGTTATTGCAGAAACAATCTTTTCATAATCACAATCATATTGATTAACTAAATCATAAAGTTGATTAAAGAAAATAACTTTCATCGCTAAAAAACTATTGACTGAGTATTTAACAAACGAAGCCTCTTCAGCACTCATATGAACAAAATCACTTGAGACACATCTTGAATGATTCGCATAGATCTCTGAAAGTTTCTTTGTTGCTACATCTGAGCCACCAAGCACATGATGATCAGCGTTGATAAAATCATGATTTGAGTTTCTTTCTGTCAAGAACTCTGGGTTGTAAACAAACCGATCTGCGTCAACGAAAGACAGAAAGTTACTTACTATATTTGGAGTAATAGTTGATTTAACGACAATCAAACTATTTGTTTCTCTGCAAAGATAATCAACAACATGCTCTACAATCTTGCTGTCTATCTCTTTGTTGTCTTTCATAGGGGTTGGAACTGAAACAAAAGAAACGTCAGCTTCAAAAGAATTGAGATCCTCTAGTGTTGTATTGTAAATAGGGTCAATTATTAAAAGTTCAACTCCATTTGTTCTGAACGCGTTGTCTATTGCTTTTCCAACAAAGCCATGACCAATTATTGCTATTTTCATATGTATAAGCCTCTGTTATTTGTAAATTTTGTTTATTCTTCTAAATCTTTTAATAGCTGTTCGTATGTTTGCTCTTGCAACTCTTCGTTATACTCAATGACTTTCACTCCTTTTTGTTTTTGACCTTTGTTCTTGAGAAAGTAAATGTAATTCGATCTCAAACAAACGAGTGCAAACACTTGGCACACATCCTCGTTATAAACTCTTTTGCCTTTCTTTACGAAGTTAAACTTGTATCGCTCATGTGTTCTGCTTTCTTCTTTGTGTGCGTTATAAGCAGATTTAACTTGTACTCCATAAAACTTATCATCAATTTGTATCACTAAGTCTCGATTGCTGTTAATAGCAGAGGGTGAGAAGCAAGGAATACCTTTCATCATGAAGAATATTTCTACTAGCTTTTCGCCTGCGCTTCCACGCTGATTTTTATAATGAACCACTCAAACTATCTCATCTTGTAACGCAACACCCTCTATATCTTTATCTGTTATTGGTTTTCTCGATTTAATCTCAACATTGCCAAAACTATTTTTGAACCTCTTTTTTAAATCAAAAACATCTTCATCAATTAGTGCAAGCAACTCTCTTATGCTGAAATATAAACTCGGTTTCTCTTTGTGTGACATTGCACACGCTTTTGGTAACTCTTCTGCGTTCTCTACAACGATTATTTGTAGATCATTGTGTGGGTGTTTAACAATCCACATAGCTGGACTTAACTCATCAAATCCTCTGAATTTTGCATAATCAATAAACTTATCAAAACCACGCATCATGCTTTCGCTGTAAGTCAGTATTTTTTCTTCATCAAACTTAGATCGTGCTTCATCGAGCATTTGTATCAAACGTCTCATGTTCTTCTGATCATCGATTGACTGTATTTCAATTAAACGCTCAAAGCCCCAATCACAGCTCACTTGAACTTTTCGCTTCAAATAGTTCGTATATGCTTCAGTCGATTTATTCTTCAGATCTTGACTGACTTTACGATACATATCAGGTTGAACTGTTTTCTTCTTATACATATAAAAGACTCAAAAAGAATAAACAAAAAATACTGACAAAATGGTCACGACAACGACTACGACTCTTATAGAGTCTGTCGTAGTGTCGCTGTGTCGGCGCAATGTCGCAGTCGATGTCGCAACTCATGTCGCAAACGCTTGAAAGCACTGATTTTACTGGGTTCGTGATGTCGCACTTCGTGTCGCAACTCATGTCGCAAGCATTTTGAAACTGCTCTGAAAAAAACACGTTTTGCGACACGCTTTTGACACTATTTTGCTCTGTTTTGTTGTTATCAAACAACATTTGCTCTCTCATTGATTGAATCAGCAATCATTTGTTTGTACTTTGTCGCTGAATAATTGTGTGAACGATCTATAAAATGAACGTAAATATTTAGGTTATCTCCTGTGAATGATTTGTTTTTGTAGTCATCACCTAAGAATCTGATGTCGATTTTTTGACGCGATTCAAGCAGTTCTAATAGATCAGATTCGAGTCTATATGTAATGATTTGATCGACATATCTAATCGCAGAGAGCGTCTCAATTCGCTCTGCAACAGAAAGAATAGGCTTCATCTTCTCAGCTCTCTCAATAGAAGGATCTTCATGCAAATAAACAATCAAATACTCGCAGTTGTCAGCACACTCTCTTAGGGCGCGAATATATCCGATATGCATGACATCGAAAGCTCCTGCAATGACTCCTGTTTTCATGTTGTCGCTCTCTTTTTGTTGAAAACGCACACAAAATACAAATCGTCTTGAGAGTCGTTAATGACTTTGTGAAAAACATTGTCTTCAATAAGAACGACATCATTGCTTTTAACGTCTATTGTTTCGTTGTCTAGCTTCATTTTTCCTTGCCCTTGTACGAAAAAATAGATTTCTTCTTGACCTTCGTGAGAATGACCTGTTGTTTGTTTGTTTGCTTTTAGTCTTGTGCTACTCAGCGTCAAGTCTCTTAGTCTTGTGTTGTCTTTAACGATGTATCGATCATCTTGTTTGACTAAATCGCCTTGTATGTTTTGTATATTGAGCTTCATATTAAAAAGGTGGTTCTTCATCGATCATTTTATTGCTCTTTGCATACGCAATATCACGCTCAATTGTTCGAACTGACACGCCTGTTTTGCTCGAGATTGCATCTTTGTCAGCTCCTTCATTGATCATTTGTGCAACGACTTCACGTCTCATTTCGAGATCGTCTTTGTCTTTTGACATGACTCCGTTTGAATAGAGCCACGCAATTGGCAGTGCATCTTTACCATAAAAATGACGCGTCTTTTCAAACGACCACTTAAATGACGTTTCATACGTTTCAGCGTCAATGTCGAGTAGGGCGTCTGAATCGTTGTTTGCCAGCTCTGTCTTGATAACGCCGTCAAGCACCACTGTCTTGGACATACTTCCGAGCTGGGTGCCTGCTTTTGATGAATGATGAACGAACCATGCGACACGATCTTGTTGACGCAACTTAAGTAATAACGGTTGCACGTCAGATACCCATTCGTCTGCTTGATTGCTATCAGTCATGCTTGTGAGCGTCAGAAGGTTGTCTAAAATCACTACCGCTGGATCTATCTTCTCGATCATGTCCCAGAACCATGTTTTTCCTTCTTCTGTATTGAGCGGTAACAATCCATGCTCTTGATCGTGATGTGACACGATAAATAAGTTCTTTTCTACGCGTTGTATAAGCTCTTTTTGTCTCTCGAAAGACTCAGCACTGAACATGTTGAGCTGTTGATTCAGACGTTCTTGCATGGCGTTTGGTGGCATTTCTGCATCGATATAAACGACTTTGACAGCGTTCGGTATCTTGTAATGCCCGAAGTTATAGCCTGACGCGAGTGCGATTGACATGACAGAAGTGCCTAGAGATTTGCAATGACCGGGAGCGCCATGAATCATAAAAAGATTTGATCTCGCCATGAGATTTTCAATGAGCCACACTTTCGGTGGATACTCAATGTCTTTAAACGCTTTATAATCGTGATAGACGACAGTGTGTGACGCTTCTTTGTGATATTCGTTGTCTCTCGCATACTTAACGACATCGAAGTATTCTTGTCGCTCATAAGCATCGTATAGATCGTCTTTTTCGTCCCAGTGCGTTGGCGGTTTCACAATGCTCGTTTTAATGTTCAACGATTCGAGCTTTTCTTTTAATGCGATTGCACAATCGAAGCCTGCATCGTCATTGTCAGGGAAAATAATCACTTCATTAAAGTCTTTGAGCTGTGTCCAGTTGCTTTGCTCTAGTGCTGAGACTCCGCCATGCCATGCACAGATGATGTTCTCTTTCGCAAGTTCTTTTGCACCTAAGAACGCTTTTTCGCCTTCGACTACGATGACGGGCTTCGCTGAATCGCCTTCACTTAATAATAGTGGCATTAATCCAGTTGGTCTTTTCATGATCCAGTTATTTGAATCAACGCGACTAAAAGGACGATAAATCTTACCCTCGAATCGCATTGTGCAGAACGCATCATTAAAGCGTGAATAGATCTCTGCTTTCTCTGCAAGCGCTCTCATTTCGTCTGAGCTGTATTCTTTGCTCTGTATTTGTGTATCGTTGTTTCTCACTGGCGGTAGTTTTTGTTCAGTGATACCCAGTGTTTCTAAAAATTCTGTGATGCTTGATTCACCTCGCTCTCTTTGTATGAGTGAGAGCATGCCACCACCTTCTTCATTTTCGTGATCGTAGAATGTGCCTTTAGAGAGATCGATGCAGAGTGAGCCTTTGCGACCGAACCTTAATTCTTTGTCGCTACTGAGCTTCTCGTTGGGTGATCCTAGAAGTGCAATCGCAATCTGTTCTGCGTGTAATGCTACGTCAATCATACTGTTATAAACTCTATGTTTTTACAAAAATAGTTAATGGTTTTTGATAATCCTTCTCTCAGCTCTATTTTGGGTTTCCAGTCGAGTTCAAATGACGCAAGACTAATATCAGGCTTTCTTCTTACAGGATCATCTTGTGGTATATCGCAATGCTCAATCTCGCTTTCTGTTTTTGTCAACGCAACGACAAGATCAGCGAGTTCAAGCATCGTAAATTCGTTAGGATTGCCCAAATTAACAGGGCTTTTGTTGTATCTTGAGCGCATCAATTTCATTAGCGCTTCAATCAAATCATCGACATAACAGAAAGAGCGTGTTTGCTGTCCGTCTCCGTAGATTGTTATGTTTTCATTGTTGATTGCTTGTACGACAAAATTTGAAACAACGCGACCATCGTTTGCGTTCATGTTGGGCCCATAAGTGTTGAAAATTCTTGCGACACGAATATCGACATTCTTCTCGCGTTGATAATCAAAGAAAAGCGTTTCTGCTGATCGCTTTCCTTCATCGTAACAGGCGCGTATTCCTGTTGGGTTGACATTGCCGTAATATTGTTCGACTTGTGGGTGCATCGTAGGGTCACCATAGACTTCGCTTGTCGATGCTTGCAGTACAGTTGCAGAGTTCTTTTGTGCAAGATCTAAGACGTTGAGAGCGCCTATGACACATGTTTTCAATGTCTTAATAGGGTCGCTCTGATAATGCACAGGACTCGCTGGGCAAGCTAAATTGTAGATCTCGTCAACATTCAAATTTATTGCTTCTGCAACATCGTGTTCAACGAACTCAAATTGTTGCAAATGATTAATGTTTGCTATGTTTGTAGTTGATCCAGTTGAGAAGTCGTCTAAGCAAATAACGTAACTGTCATCATCGATGAGTGCTTTACATAGGTGGCTTCCTAAAAAGCCAGCACCGCCAGTTACAAGTACGCGTTTTTTGTCGAATTGATTTCTCATTGTTCCTTGTTTTAAAAGGATGTAGAGAGCCGTGGAGGATCAACATGTAATAATTGGCTCTCTACACCATTTGGGGGTTACTTCAAAACGGAATTTCTTCTGTCTCTTGTTGCGAGATTGCAGAGCCATTTGTTTTGCTCTCATCAAGCGCTGTCTCTTCAAACGTATCTGTCGTTGCTTCAAATGAATCGTCAGCTCGCCAACCTTGAATTTCAAACTCAGGTATTCGAGAGTTGCCTTTGCCGTATGCGACTGCTTTTGATCCTTTGTATTCTACGACAGCAACTTTTCCTGCATTTTCAGCAATTTGAGGATGCAACGCTGTATATAAAGCAAGAAAGCCTTGCGAGACACCTTTCGATGTTGATGACCATGTTCTTACACCGAGATCTTTCGTGTAAAGATCGACAGAAAAGCCTCTTTTGTATTCGAGTTTTTGTTCTTCAGTGAGAAGGGTCCCGTCATTGCGCTGTGTCGGTAGCGATTTTCTTATTCCTACTTCATCGTCCCAGTGCCAATCAGGTGAAAATCCTTCACTGATCCAGCCCCAACCGCTTTTGATTGAGTTCGGATCAAGTAAAAATTTTTCAACTGTTACTTCATCGTCACCTGCTTTCCAGCCATTGACGCTTGGCATGTATCTTACATATTTTCGTCCGTCCATATTATCCTCTAGTCCTAGTAAATCACCCATAGTTTTTCTCCTTAATTAGATGGTTATTATTAAAATGAAAACGACCGCAACTGTTATGAGCGCAATCAGTTTTTCAAAATCATTGTTGTTGTAATGCATCAAATTCTCTTTGGCTTATTTCTGTTAGCTTCATTCCGTAATTATTTATTCCTTCTGGTATTTCAACTCCTTGTTTGCGTATGAGCTGATTGTTTCTAAATGATGAGTAATCGACATGATGCTGATAACGACCAAACTTCCAGCTGACAGTGCAAACGTCAGGATGTTGATCGACAAGTGATTGCGCCATTTGCAATCGACCATCGTCTGCATAAAGCTCGTCTGTGTTACCGCCTTTCATTTGCATGGTTCCTGTTTTGTAGCCTAGAAACGCATTGAATAAGATTGTGCAAAACCCATCTTTTAAGACACGCAAGCAAAGATCTGTGTCTTCGTTGTAACGTCCTCTCCAGCGATGTTGTAGATCGTTTCTTATCAATAGCATTGAATAAACGCGTGTATTCAAATAATAAGGCGGTACAGCCGATGCCGCATTTGCAAAGAAGCCATAATTAAATCCTGAAATACCTACATTTTCATAACGCTCTGTAAAATCTTCTGCACATTTGAATATTGTTCCTGAAGCAACTCTGATCTTTGCATTGCGATTCAGTCTCAAAAAACTTGCAATGTTGTCGTCAAGAATCCAATGTCTTTCATATCCTCTCTCTATCGAATCTTCCCAAACCCAGTTTCGAGCAGGGATACTGCCTTGTCCTAAATTACTGAAAGGAAGAACCTTAATCTTCTTCTCATCAATGTGTTCGTTGTACGCATCAAACTCTTGTTGCTCAATCACAATATGATAGGGAACATTCAATCGCTCTAATTCTTTTTGCGTAAGTCTTGAGTCTGCTCTTCCTTTAGAAATGATGTAGACAGGGTATTTAGGATTCATCGATATACCTCTTGTACTTGTTTCTAAATTTAGGAAAAGCCGGATACCAAACACTTTTTGTCAAAGGTGTCAGGTTTTGTTCAATCAGATCTGCAAAATTTTTGTAATCTAATTCGTCTCTGAAACGAATAGTGATCTCTGCGTAAGGCTCAACTTGCAATTGCAAAAACTCAGGCATGTTTTGCCATTCGATTTCCCATGGCTCTTGCTCAAGTTCTTCAAGTAAAAACATTTGTTTCTCATCTTTCATCAATGAATCACTCGCTCATGAAATTCACCACACAATTGCTCGAAGCGTTCATTGATGTAATCGTCATACTCTAAATATTCTTTTTTGTTTGCAATGCTGAACTTGACGTATTCTTCGTGCATCCATTTAACGAAGTCCAAGAACTCTTCGAAGTTTCTGTTTTTTTTATCAGACATCGATGCGCGCCTTTAAATAAGACATCAGCAAGTTTATAAATTGATCGAAGTGCATACGAGCAGGCGCTTCATTGAACTCGACATCGTAACTATCAGCAACAAAGTTAAACATCATCACAGGAAATTGAACTTGAATGTCTTGATAGTCGTACTTGTAAATCAGAATCGGTATTTGCTGTCTCTCTTCGCAAACATCGCAGACTTGATTCCACCATTCGTTGCGTGGTAAATCATTCGATTGTTTCGCATAGCGCTTACATTCTATTTGTAAATTATCGATACCAATGAGATCTGCACCGCCATCTCTTGTTTGAGTCAGGTTGCGCTCAAGAGAGTAGGGCAGTCTGTAATTCTCAAGCTCTTGATTGATCATGTTCTTGATCGTATTCTCGAAAGCATGTCCTTTTACTCTACTAGCTCTCGACACGTTCTTTCTCTTCTCTTAATGCTTTGCGCAACATGTTACTGATAAGATCTTTTATTTTCTGTTGCTTGAAATCCGCCAATGCGCGGACTTCTTGATGTAATTCTTCATCGATCCACAGTGCTTTTTTTGATTCTTTTTCGCTCATTCTCTACAAGTCAATAAATTCAGTATCTAACAGACGTTAGTTAATAGTAATGTGTCAATATTAAATATATATTTTTATATATTTCAATTTGAATATAGATGATGAATAGATGACAGAATGATAAATAATGATTGTTTACAGATAACAGTCGTGTATTATTATATATATTAATAAATCAATTTAACGAGGAAAAAACATGAACAATACAACAGAAATTAAAAAATCATTAGATTCAACTGCTAGAGAAGTTAGAAGAATGAGAAACTCATGGCATAAAACTCTTAGAGACAACTATGTTACAAAAATCTTTGATGGACTTTATCTTTTCGAGAATGGTGACACAAAAAGATTGATCGAAAGAAATGATCGATGCAGAGATTGGGATATCTATTGGACTGACGCAACACTGAAGTCATTGATCGTTGAACACAAGATCTTGACAGAGCAAAGCAGTGAACCAAATCCTGATCGCTATATGCACAACGAAAAAACATTGAGATCAGCAATAATAGAGTGTTATCGAGATTCAATAATTACATATTAAAAATAATTTCATTTATATAGGAGAACGAAATGAAAAAAACAAAACACTTTAATGATTTAACTGAAGAAACGCAGTCAAAAGTCATGAGCTTATATTGTCAATTAGATGATCTTGAGACTAACTCAAAAGAGTTTAAGCGTATAAGACGAGAGCTTGACAACATAAGAAAAGAAAACGGAATCACATACAAAGAAGCATGGATCGGTAGTATGTAATTTCATTTATATAGGAGAACGAAATGAAACAAACATTCAAAGTTGATTGCAATGAAAATCAATATGGAAAATGTGAAGCAGATATTGTGACTTTAAAAGAGTTCATTGAAGATGCTGAATCATGGGAATTAGAGCAAGGAAATCAATTCGGAGCATTTAAGCATGATGAATACACAGTTGAGAATCTAAAGAAAATGAAAACAGGGCAGACGATAACAACATATTCACCTCATGGTTGGGACACGAAAGTTACTCGAATCAAATAATTTCATTTATATAGGAGAGAAAAATGAAACGCAAAAAGCGTTCACAAACGCACGGGAAAATCGTCACACTCATTCGACTCAATAAACATGAGAGTGAACTGTCTTTAGCTGAGAGAAGAAAGCTATTAAAAAAACAACGCGCAGAGATTATTGACTATCTCGGTGTCGGTTCACACATGCACATGAAAAAGAAACATTACGTTGAGTTGCATCACAGTAACCCTTATAAAATGCCTGAGTTTGAGAAAGCGATCAGACACGCAATACGCAACAAAGCAGACATCGTTCTAAATCGTATCGGTACACGCATGAAGAATCTCAAGTTCATCGATCTCGTTTATGACGCAAGTGAGAATCATTCAGTTAAGTTCTATGTGTGTTATCAAAGTGTGCGAGCGATTGACGCAAGCGTTTTAGTTGCGATCAGTAACGAGCATAGAGCAGAAGTGTCTCGCAACACGAAATACGCACTCGCAAAGCTCAAGCGCAAAGGAGTAAAGCTCGGATCAAAAGACATCAACAAGCTCACTGAACACGCAGTTAAATCGCACACAGACAAGCGCTTAGAGTTTGCTGTGAAGATGCGACCTGTCGTTGAAGAGATACAACAATACGGTGCAACAACGCTTTCAGAAATTGCTAAAGCGTTAAATATGCGCGAAATAGAGACTAGATATAATCCTGAGAAGTCCAGCTGGCACGCTTCAACAGTAAGTAATTTGCTAAAAAGCATCGAAGAAATTAAAGAAAATAAAAAATTCTCTTGACAGTAAATTTTAAAAAAAGATATATTTCTTTCAGATAAATTTTGATAAATAAAAGTAAAGCATGAAGAAAGATAGAACAGAATCGATCAACGTTTATAGAGCCAACGGAATCAAAACCAGAAGATTTGAGCCTCGCTTAGTGAGACGAGAGGATGTCGAAGATTTGTTGACCACGCTTTTATCAATGACAAAGCAACTGCAAACACAGCTCAACATCAAACAATGTGAATCGTGGCTCGTTACACACGCACAAAACATCATGACTGAAGGCACATACATGCACAAAGAATTGACTCTACAGCGAGACAAAATCGACAAATGCGTATGAATTTTAAAAACACACGATTGAAAAACGTAAACAATAAAGCGTTTGATAATTGTAACGTTACAAATACCAAGTTTCTGCAATCTGTTCTGATTGCGAAAAATCAATGAAAACCAATAAACACAGCGAAAGCGAGGACATGAACAAATATAGACATATGCATATAATATATAGACTGTATAGTTGTTCTGAAGCACTAAGACGCACTGTAAATTTTGTGCTTATCAATGCTTTAAGAATGAAACGTCTGTTATTCGTATTCTTGCAATCGCTCTTTGCTATAGGAGAGCAATATGAGAGCATTAGAACACCCGAATAATTTTCATACGTTTATATTGTATGAATCACAAAACGAGATTGGTGGAAACACCATCACTGTCAGAAAAGACAGCATAATCTCATATCGCGCTGAACGCTCAGATTCAGCCGCAACGATAACGACACCTGAAGGTACGTTCACTGTCACGATGTCGCCTTATGACATTCAAAAGATGATCACGAAGCACATCACATGGAGACAAACCAATGGTCGGTAAAGTAACAGACGATGGCTCTCTTTCTGCAAGTGGTGTTTCAGCGCTTCTTGGTAACAATCCTTACAAGTCAAAAACTGAATTGCTTGACGAGAAGATCAGAGCGCGAGCTGGTGAAAACACAAGACTAGACGAGCAACCATCTTTGATGAGAATGGGTGACGTTCTTGAAAACACTGTGCTTGATGAAGCGTGTCTCAGAATGGGTCTCGATAATGTCAGATTGAATATTGATGAGCCACTAATACATGAGCGATTACCGATACAGGGAAGTCCTGATGGGATTGCAAGTGCTGGAGTCAATAACTCAATCGTAATAGGCACTGATTACGACAAATGCATATTTACGCCTGACAGTGACATTGTTCAACTCAAAGGCGATGGCATCTTAGAGTGTAAGTGTACGAGTGCATTTCCTGAAGATGTGCTTCCTGCATGGCGTGGCAAAGATCAACTGTTCGCAAACATGGAGTGTGCAAACATGACATGGGGCGCTGTTGTCGTACTCTATCAAAGCGTTTTCTTAAAGATATTTGTGTTTACGCGTGACGAAGATTGGGTCAAAAGATTCGAGCCAGCTGTGATTGATTTTGAGAGACGCATTGTTGAGCAAGATTATTATGATCCTGAGAGTTCTGAAGATTGCGACATTTTATATCCTTACGATGTCGAAGAAACAGTCGAGCTTGAAGATGATCTTGAGCATCATTTTTCTGAGATCTTACATGCGAAGAGTCTAATCAAGAACGCTCAGCAATCAATCAAAGATCATGAAGCTGTGATCAAAGAACACATGCAAGAAAACAAACACGCATTATGTGGCACACACAGAGCAACGTGGGGAAGTCGTACATATAAAGCACAAAAAGAGAAGATTGTTCCTGCAAAAGAAGCGTACACAATTCGATCTAAAACACTATCAATCAAAGAGGAAGATTATGGACTTGACTAAAAAATATGTCGGCAAAGTTGCATACAACAGACAAAAGAACATGAACGAAACATATGAAGCGATCAAAGATTTTGCAGAAAAGACTGGACACACTCCAACGCGTGTTGAGCTTGCAAAGCACATGAAGATCGGACTAGGCGCAGTTGATAAGCGCTTACAGCATTTGTTTAATCACTGTGAGTTTGTCGATAAAGACGAGAAGAACGGGCAAATAGTTCTTTATAGCGAAGATGTGTAGCAGTAAAGATAATGAGCCTTTTAAAGCATTTGTGAGTCGCATGTATTACAGAAACATATTAGAAAGAGCGCGACACAATGAAAAGCCTTATAAGAATCTATTTCGCTATTACAGAAAGAACTATCAATTCATACATGATCAATACAAAGAGAATAAATCATGAAGTCTGATACGCAAAATAAACGCATTAAGATCAAAACGCTGAGTAATCAAGAGCAGTCGTTTTATCTGTATTACTACAGAAACAACAAAGCGCATTTGATGAAGATAGCAAGTCAAGGAACTGACATCGATACTGTGAGACGCATTGCGAGCGACATAGAGAGTCGTATGAGTGTTGATGCACATTATGATCCATTGCTTGAGAGGCAAAAATCAAGACGTGAGACTAAACATGTTGATATAACTCTTCATCAGTTATTCACAGACTATTTAGATGACATCAACAAGAAGAAGTCACACGATAAGATTCAGCAGATTTACAACAACAACATCAAAGAAGTGCTAGGCGATAGAAAGATCAGCACGATTGAGAAAGCAGACATTGTTGAGCTGAAGAGAAAGATCAGCAAGAGAGCGCCTTACGTTGCAAACTCTGTCATCACATATCTGCGTTCTGCGTTTAACTTTGCAATTGAGAGCGAGCTTGTTGAGAAGAATCCATGCAATCGCATTAAAAAGCATGAAGATGTTGAGCGTAATCGTATTTTGTCAAACGATGAGCTGAGACGTGTTTTCGAAGTGCTAGATGAAAAAGCGAAGAATAAAAACAATCATCAAAGCGTTGCATTTATCAAGTTATTGATCTTCACAGGCGCAAGAGTTTCAGAGATTGCAAACATGCGTTTCAGCGACATTAAAGATCGTGTCATAAGACTGTCTCAGCACAAGACAGATCATCTAGGACAAGACAAAATAATCTATTTAAACGATCACACATTGTCGATCATAAACGCTTTAAAACGCACACATGAAAAAGCAAAAATCATTGGCATTAAAAGCCCACGTCATTTGTGGGATTCAATCAGAAAAGAAGCGAACATTGAAGATGTGAGATTGCATGATTTGAGACACACATACGTCTCATTCGGCATCAATACTCGCACTGTGTCATTTGATGAAATGAAAGATCTAGTCGGTCACAAAGACGCTAAATCAACGCAACGCTATTTAACGAGATCAATCGATACAAACTTAGCTAACGCTGACGCTGTTTCGAATGAGCTTTTAAATCTAATCAACTAAAAATAAAAAGGAACTAAAATGAGTGAAAACATTGAAACAATCACATTTGATAACGAGCAATACAACGTCTCAGATCTAAACGAGCAAGCAGTTCAACATTTTAATATTTTGATGAAACTGCAAAACGAATCAAACGAGCAATCGTATCAATTAAGCAAAACAAACATTGCGATTGAAACGATGTCTGATCGCTTTAAAGCATTGCTTGACGAGCTTGATATAAAGCCTGTTGAAGAGACTGTTATTGATACAGAAACTAAAACGATAGAGCAGTAATTTGTTTGTAAAAACAATTTTGCTTTTGTTTATATTTAAAGGAACAAACATGCCAATAATCAACATGAAAGGACTTGATCTGATCAAAGAGTTTGAAGGTCTAAAAACAGACGCTTACAAAGATCGAGCAGGTGTCTTAACAATCGGCTACGGAAGCACAAAAGACGTAAAAGAAAATGATTCAATCACTGAACAATTTGCGACTGCAATGCTTGATAAAGAGTTGCGTGAATACGAAGGCTACATTGATAATCTTGTAAATGTTCCTTTAAATTCTAATCAACACTCAGCATTGGTTAGTCTAATTTACAACATTGGGCCCACGCACTTTAAAGACAGCACACTTTTGAAAAAATTAAATGAAGGTAAATACGATGAAGTGCCTTATCAAATGAAGCGTTGGAACAAAGCAACAGTGAACGGAGAGCTAACAGAGCTTGAAGGACTAATTAGACGCAGACAAGCAGAAGCAGATCTATTCAATGAGGACTCGTAATGATTGAAAATGAATTTCAAATTGACGAACTAATACATAAAAAGGGTCAAGAATATGGACATCCAATGAGGTTTTTTCGTCAGTTATCGAAAGTGTGGAGTGGAGTGCTTGATGTTGAAATCACTCCTCAGAAAGCGGCGACTATGATGCTGTTGTTCAAGTCAGTGCGTTTGTATAACAACTCAAACAAAGCTGATACTCAAGATGACATTCAGGGTTATCTTAAAATTGTCGAGATTCTAAATGACTTTGAACAGTCATGAATGATGAGGAGCGTCAAAGATTAATAGCGCAAGTCGAGCATTTTCGTAGGCAATATCGAATTGCATTAGTGGGTCTAGTGATTCAAACGATACTTTTAATTTTGGTTTAGTTTTGCGTTACGTCTCGCCCAACTCTTCCTGACACTACTGGTATTGAAGTTCTTCCTACTTGTCCACTTCCTCTCAGCAATTCTAGTAAAAGTTTTTGCGTTGCTGGGTTTTGATATCCAGATAATATAGTTCCCGCTATACCGGCTGACAAAGGATCAACCATTGCGCCACCACCTAAAAGACCACCAGCAGTTAATGTTCTTGCTGAAGTTCCTGAGTCTGATAGCGTTTGTCCAATCATGTTTTGCCCAAGCTCTGCTATATCTTGCATTTTACTTTCGCCACGAAATGTTTTTGTTTTTCCTGATGATTTATCGGCGGCTTTACCAGCTTGTCTTAGTTGAGCTGGTGTAAAAATATTTCCTTGATTTGCTGATGCAGTTCCAGCTTTTGAAATGACGAGTAGATCACCATAAGCGCTTTTTGCGCTGTTGTACGCTGTAATCAAATCTTTAGGGTTGTCAGATTGTAGTGCATCGTCTAAAACTTTATAAACATCATCGTAAACATCGCCCATCTCTCTTTGAACAGCGTCACCTGAAGTTCGGTATCGTCTGATTTGCGATCTTAACCATGAGTCTGCTTTTTGCAAAGATTCGCCTGTCAATCGATTGTCTTTTGCTTTTCCGTAAAACAATTTGTTTAGTCTGATATTGATGTCTTTTATTTCATTTGGTTTTAGCAAAGAATTGCTCAAAGCATTATCAATTTTTGATCTTAGTTGATTGATGTCATTTACTTTTAAATTTTTTACACTTCTATCAAGTGCGTTTCTTACTTGTCTGTCTAAATATAAGCCTGCATCGTCAACAACGCTCGGTAGCTGTTTGTTAATTTTTTTCAAAGCGTCATTGATTACAGATCTGTTAAAAGTTTGTGTTGATCGCTGTAATGCTTTTTCAGTTCCTATGAGTGGCAATGAACTAACTGTTTCTTCCAATCTTTTAAGCGTGTCTCCGACAACTGTTCCTTGCGTTGCTTGACCGGGCGTTAATTGTGTTCCTTTGTTCATTAATCTTTTAGCGGCTTCAGAGACTTTAGGCAAAACAGCGCTGCCAACTGGAGACGCAACTGCTGTTATACCACCTGAAGCGACTGCGCTTTTCGCTCTGTCGATAGCATCTCCTTCTGAAACACCTGCGCCATAAGCGGCTCCTAATCCAACTTGTGGGGCTGTTTGTTTAGCAATGTTTTTCGCTTGATTAATTCTTCTTCCAGCACCCGCAACTCTTGCCCCTGTAGCTGTAATATTTGCGGCTGTTCCTGTTCCACCTGTAACTGCGCCAACAGCAAGTGAAGGAATTAAAGCGCCACCAATTTCTGTTGAATATGCAAGAGCTGGATTGTCAGTTCTGAATTGATCAATTTCTTGTCTTACTTCTTTGGCAATATCATCATAATCTTTGTTGCTTGCTAATGATTTTGCAAACGCTTCAACTTCATCACCAAAGCCTAGAGCTAATCCTTGTCCAAGCGCTGATCTAACAATGTTTTTAAAATTCGTTGAAGATCGTTCTTCTTCAGCGCGTTTTTGAGGGTTATATGTTTTGTTTTTTAATTCGCTCATATTTACTCAAAATCCTTTTTGCTGAATATTCTTAAAACAGGATTATCAGGATCACTTGTATCAATGTATGCTTCACCTTCTTTAATTGCGTTTGTGTCTGCCATGCTTCCTATTATGCTTTCGTTATTTTCATTGACTGCTTGAGCGTCTATGTTTTGATAAACAAGTGGCATTAAATCAGGGTTATTACTCATATAAGCGTCAAAACCAAGCGTTGTTTTTTGTTCTTCAAAAAATTCTTCTTTAAGTTGCAACAGTTTTCGATCTCGCTCTGCTTGTTGAATTGCAGTCGCAACAATAATTCTGTTGGCTTCTCTGTTTTTACCAAGCCCTACTGTTGCTCTCGCAAACATCATTTGTTCAAAATCTGATGAAGCACCCGATCCCGGTGGTCTCATTCTTGGTGTTGCGTAACTTGCTATCGCTTCAAAAACAAGTTGATTTGTGACGTTAGGATCATCAATGCCTGTAATTTCAGAATATAGTTGTCTAGGGCCCAATGTTGCTTTTTGCATAATACCTGTGTCGAAATTTTCTTGGTTCAATATTATTTGTGCTTGCCTAAATTTAGGAACTAAAGCGGTGTCTGTTTGAAGTATTTTCTTATCTTCAGATAATTCTTTTCTTCCTTCAGTGTAGTCAATTTCTTTATATTTCCACTCAGCTTTATCACCCAAGTCAATATTTGTTACAGGCGTTTTTGGCTTAACAAACTCCATTCGTCTTTGCATTTCGATCTGATCTGCTTGAGTTATTACGCCATCGTTAGGTGTAGGATCAGAGTTTGCCCAATCAAAATTCTCTTGCGCATTTGGTTTATTAGGTAATTTACCAGTTGCTATTGCTAATTGTGCTTCTTGTTTTGATATTTGTCCTGTTGATACCATCTGTGCAAGTGTTTGTTCGAATCTAGCTCTCGCGTTTATCTCTTCTTGTTGTTTTTGCATAGCAAGCGTATTCGCTTGTCTTTGTTGAGCTTCAGCGCCTATGTTTCTTCCTGCAAATGCGTCACTGAGAGAGTAGAGCATGTTGCCTAGTCCTACGTTACGAGCGTTTCTTTGTTGTTGCTCATAAGTGTTTGCGTCAGCTTGCGTTTCAAAGAAGCCACGTTTTAATGCTTCTTGCTGTGCTTGATCAGGTGTAAAACCGCCACCTCTTGCGAAGAAAGAGTTGATGCGTCTAGGCTCTTGCACTGCAACACGATTCTGCTGTTGCTGTTGCTGTCGCTTTTGCATTTCTTCTAAAATTTTAGGATCAATATACATTGCTCGTTACACTCCCGGCTTGTTAAAGTAACCGCCAGCAAATGCTGAACCGAGCAAGCCTGCGCCTGCACCAAGTATGTCTCCGAAACCTACTTTTTGTCTTTGTGTTTCATTCGTAGACGAAGGCAAGAAACTGACACCAGACTTGAGACGATCTAGCTGTACGTCAGGATATCCTTGCGCTCTCATGAACTCGCTGAAGTTTGCGTCAAGTTGAGCTTGTTGCATTTGTCTGTTCATTGCACCGACATTTCCTAGCAGTCCAAGCGTTTTGTATTGGTCTGATAAAAGACCACTTTGAATTCCTGTTCTGTATGAGCGGTCATCTAGTCCCAGCTGGGTTGCTGTGTCAAAGCCAGACTTTCTTAGATCTGAGACTGTGCGACCTACAGCGTCATAGTAGCCACGGTCTGCGTCTCCTTCTAGTAGAGTTGAACGAGATCCACCGAAAGCGCCTGCTCCTATGGCTCTGTCTTGACTGTCTAAAATTTGCAATTGTCTCGCTCTGTCGAGATCTTGTATTGAACGATCAATGACTTCACTCTGGTACGGATTCATATAAGGCGATATATCAAGTGGTGCGCCACCCATGTTTGCTAGTTCAGCTCTAGGGTTATATCCCATTGAGTCACCGAACATTCCTCTTGTTGCTTCAAATGAGTCAATATCGTCAGGAGAGTATCCCGCAATTTGAGCTTCAGTATAAGGTTGGAAAGGTATATCAGCCGCAGATTTAGCGCCTGAATAAACTTCTTTATACATTGCAAGAAGTTCGGGGTTAATTTCTGTTGAAGTTGTCGTGGAACCCTTACTCATGGATTTTTACCTATATTTGTTTACTTATTATATTCTCAGCGTGAAAGCCGAGATGTTGAGCTTTTTTTACCCAACCTTTTCTTCCACCGCCATAGAGTTTTGTTGCACCAAAATGACTGGCAAAATTCTCAATGCTCGGTAGCATTTCTTCTAAGTCTTCAAAACGTCCAGCGCAGAAGATTAAATTCAATGCAGTCGATTGAGGATAAACAACCAGTTCTGTCACAAAACAAGATTGCTGGTTGTGGTGCGGAAATAACTGAAAACGTCCAGTTTCGATAAGCTCACGCACATCACTAATATTATACATATCTTGATATTGAATACATTTAGAAATTAAAGGCTCGCACCAGTTCCACACGTTTTCTGACAACTTATTAGACTGTCGCTGTTGTAGAGAGTACGCCTGCATTGCTCACTTCTAATTTGTATTTTGTTCCGTCAGGTGACACCAAGACGACTTCTGTTTGATCGCCACCATTTGCTTCAATGCGTTCACCTTTTTTGAATGATAGTCCGTCTCGTTGTTCGACTTCAGCAACAAGATAATTCATATATTTTTGATCGTATTCGTTTTTTGGCTTTGTTAATGCTTGTCTCATTATCTGCGCCCTCCGTTTTTTAGATCGAGTCTAATATCACCGAGTGAAAACGATTGATCAGTATCGCCTTCAATGGTCATTGATATTTCTCTTGCTGATATACGACAGTCAGAATAGCCATCACTTTCAAACGTGACACTGCCAAAATCTGTTTGAGCGCCAAGTGGTGTAAAACGACCTTTGAAACTCAGAGTCACTCCCGGCAATGTAGTCGCCTCAGAATCAGGTATCACTTGCGTTGCGTGTATGTAGTTGTCTCCTTTTGCGAGCTGTATTGCGCCTGAAGTTGCTGTTGGTTTAGATGTGCCTAGATCTTTGCTGTTGAATAGATTTCCTTTCTCTTGATAGTAAACAAAACCATTTTCGTCAGAAGCAATTGGATAATCAAAAACACCTGCATCGTGATAAGCGCCACGATTTAGTTCACCGATTGCCCAGGTGTTGTCGATGTAGTTCCATAAAACGTACTTATCAGGTGTTTTGCTCTCGCCACTAGGAAAAAAGAACCAAATTTCATTGTTTGAGCTGTTATGACCTGCACATGTCGCTTTACGATATAAATAATTAATATTGTCGAATATATAAGAGCTGACAGGGCTTTTTATTTCTTGTACTGAGCCATCGTATATAAAGACTGAGCTTTCACCGAGCCACGCGATGAAGTTTCCAGCACTTGTTATTGCTCGCGGTGATATTGCTTTACAGTTTGTGCCAGCGTCAGATATGCCATAGATGAAAGGCGATCCTGTGTAGTATAGACGAGCCAGTCCTGTATCTGTCCATACTAGGATGTCTGTTTGCCATTTGAGTGCTGTTAATGCACGACCGCCTGTTGGGATTTGAAGATCGCCAGCTGTGTTTGTAGAAGCCGCAGTCCATGTGGTGTTTGCTTCTCTTGATGACCATGAAATTTTGCGTGGATCATTGTTAGCGCCGATCGCAATTAAATGTCTTTCGTTGCTGACAACAAGTGATTGACAGCCTGTTGGCGCATTAGTGATTGCTGTCGCAGTTGCATCAGGTGAGCCACTTCCTGCGTCGGGTCTCCACTGGTACAATTTGCCGTCTGATGAACAGCTAAAGACTAAGTGTTCGCCCCAATTGTCGAAAGAATAGCTGTGTGCGTTGAAGCCTAAGCCTGATTGTGATCTGGCATCGCCATAATCTTCCACGTTATAATTAAATGCAGAATATCCGAGCGGTGAGGTGCTGTCTGGAGTTACAAAGCCAGAAGGAGTTATATCCCGCCATACAAAGTTATAAAGCGTGTAAACTTTTTGATCAGTTCCTACAACTAGAATTTGATCGCCATCGTTTTTGTTGTATGAAAAAATGCCAATTGGAATACCAGTCAAAGCTGTACTGCGAAGCAAATCCCAACCTTTTATTGGTATTAATATTCCATCTTGAAAGCGAATTAAATTGCTTGTGATCCAACGACCACGATTCTGATAATCAGTACCGTTGGTGTATACACCCGCTTTAGGAGTTATTGGCAATAAAGCCATAATTATCCGCCTATGGTTTTCGTTTCAGTCGTAGGCGTGATCTGCTCAACAATGTTTGAATCTAATCCATCTTTCAGTGATTGCACTTCATCTTCGCCCATAGCTGTTTCAGTCCAGCCTTCAACGATTGACTCAGTGAGATCAGCGAAAGGAATGAAGTTTCCAATGTCATCAGTAGAAATGCCTTGCGTACCATACACGCTTGCAGTGTAAGGCACATCTTCGCCATCGACTTCGTGCGTTTGATCGCTTGTCGCTGTAAGTCTCCAATGCACGACATAGACGACATCGCTGTGACTATCGTGTGTGGGGTAAACATCAACTGTTTTGCAATTCCATGCGTAGTTTGCCATTTTAGTTTCCTCTTAGTTTTCGCACTTCTCGTGTGCTTGTTGTTTTAATTGTTAGCTACTCTCCAATGCTGTAATTCTTGCTTCTAGTTCTTGTATTGTTTTGACCAATAGTGGAACAAGTTTGCCTTGATCTATTTGTTGGTATTCAGGATTTCCATCCGCATCAACTGCATCTTTAATGCCTGAAATTGCTTCTGGAACAATACTAGATACTTCGTGTGCTAAGAAACCATCCATAGTTTTTGTTTTATTTTTTATAAAATT